ATGACAGGCCACAAGCGGGAAGCCGTTAAGTTTATGTGTGATGCGACCGGTCTGTCGCACCGTCGTGCCTGCAGGCTTACAGGTTTGTCTCTGTCGACCTGCCGCTATAAGGCTCAGCGTCCGGCGGCTGATGCACATTTATCAGGGCGTATCACAGAACTGGCACTCGAACGAAGGTGTTTTAGTTACCGGCGCATCTGGCAGTTAATACGTCGTGAGGGTCTTCACGTCAATCACAAGCGGGTATACCGTATTCACCACCTTAATGGACTGAGCGTAAAACGCAGACGACGCCGTAAAGGACTGGCGACCGAACGGTTTCCGCTTCTGCGCCCGGATACGCCGAACCTTACATGGTCGATGAATTTCGTTATGGACGCACTGGCCAGCGGTCGCAGGATCGAGTGCCTCACCTGTGTGGATGATTTCACGAAGGAATGTCTGACGATCACCGCTGCTTTCGGTATTTCAGGACGCGTATTCTGGACAGCATCGCGCTCTTTCGTGGCTACAGTTATTGACAGAACTCCGAGAGGGCGCGGTCGCGCCCTTAAGGTCAATGGCCAAATCAACGGCACGCTTCGGAACAATTTTCCACTGCGTGAGGCGGGTCAGAACAGGGGAGGCAGCGCCGACCGTTGCGTCGTAGATGCCATGAATGCAGAGAGTCTCCTCACCGTTCTGGTTAAACTCAGCGCGCGGCTCGTAAAGCGTGCGCACCTGCAAATCGGCACGACGCCCAAAGGCGCTGCCCTGGCATTAACATAACCTGCCCAGTCACCTGCGTCAGCGGCATCATGTACCGCTGCAAATTCCGGTCTCGGGATCAGCCAGACGACGCAATTCACGGTATAGAGTCACCGATAACTGAAACTGACGGATGTGCCAGCTAGCGGCCCAGGCAGAAACAGCGGGAGCCGTCTCTTTCATCAACTCACCGCTTTCATCGTCTTTCTTGAAAGCATCTTAACTAAGGCGCCGCACGCGCTACATTAAAAGAGTTTTATTGAACAATTGGTTAGCGTAATGCTAACCCCTTTCTTATTACGGGTAGCGGCAGAATGGCGACAGAAAGACAGGTGATCTACAGGCATAAAAAAAGCCTGCTGATGCAGGCTTAAATGAAAAGCGCACGTCAGCGCAGGCTCGCTGGCGAAGCGGTAGGCGCTGCTGCAGGCCGGACAATATAGCGCGCCAGCGATTCGTGGGTGACAAATGTACATCCGCACTCAACGTTCTGGCACTGGTGATAACGCTCTTTGGTTTCGGTACTGAGGTAGCGGCTTGAGCGCGCATGCGCCGCCTTCTGGCATACCGGACAATGCATCATAGTGGGGTCTCCTTCGTGTTTATGCTAGCTATGATAGCCTTCAATCTTGCAAATACAAATTAAATAATGCATTTGTGATTTTTATTTTGCCTCATACTCAACATCATTGATGCCAACCTCCAGCTCCACGCTGCTGATAAAACCCTTTGTGTCCATGGTGTGAGTCACTTTTTTGATGACCCACCGTGTGTCGTTAATCACTTTTTTAAATCCTGTCACCATTACGGGCATTTCGGGCCGCAGGTCGGCTCTTCCCTGTGCAAGCGTAAAAGAAAACTTTGCACCATTGCGCTGAATAGCGCTCCACTGAGCCTCAGCCGCCCGCATCGCTTCCTCTTTGTTTGCGAAAGTAGTTGAAAGGGTAAGAACATTTTTGTCTGCACCGGCCGTGTAGCCTGTCGACACTTTTTTTTCATTTGCGGCTGCGGTATTGCTCGCTGCCTGAGGATGGGAAAGGGGCGCGACCTTCTCCTGCGAAGATTTTCTTTGCAGCTGGATCTTGTTCAGATTTTTTGGCGTGGCGGTATCTTGCCAGAACGCCGTGACGCCAGCGTAGTTAATGCGATCGGCAATGGAGAATTCATGCTTGTCACCATCACTACGGGCAATGGTGACGGAGGGCAGCGTTTCGCCACCCACCATGCACATACCAGGAACGATGAAAAACAGTTTACCTAGTTTTACGGCGATCTCGGCACCATTACGCCTTGCCAGGCGCGTCAGAAAATTAGCGTCGGACTCATTCGACTGATCGATATGTGCAATCTTAATCTGCGACAGCGCCGCGGGTAGGCTGGTTTGCAGTTTATTGCGAGTGGCAATCTCCTCAACAATGGCGCCAAGCGTTGTATCATGCCAGGAGCCATCCCGTTGGCTGTTCAGGCTGCCGCGAAAATCCGCGCTATTAGCGGTCACTTTAACGCGATCCGGCGCACCTGAATGATAAACATTATCGACGATAAAAGTGCCCATCTCCGTCAGCGCCGTGCCCCGCCAACCAATAGCCAGCGTGATGATATTGTTCCGCTCCGGCATCTGGATTTGCCCATCAGCATCATCCAGCGTCAGCGTAAGCGTATCTGCTTCGAATCCCCGGTTATCGGTGACTGTTAAAGCTATTAGCCGGGACTGAATATTGCCGGTGATATCCTTTTTTCCGAGTTTTAGCGTAAATTCGGGCGTTTTTACCCGCGCCAGCCCGTTCGTAAACGCATTAAGCATTAGACACGCTCCAGTACGTTGGTCGCCCACTGCTTACCCTGGTCATAAATGTCGCCAAACATCGCTTTCAGCGACTCATCGACACGGGTCAGTTTTAGTGTGAAGCTGATTTTGCGCGGCGAACCATCCGGGTAAAAGAGAGTGCCAGTCTCGCTGACGCTATTAATTACATACATCCCGTAAATCATGCCCGTACCCTCAATCAGCGGCCAGGCTTTGCCCTGTTCCGCCATCAGACGCACCGCCGAAAGCGACAGCATGCCGCCGGTGAGTTCCGGGAAGAGTTCGCCGCTGATATCAATCGTGTCGCTTCCGGGGCCAGCAAATTGATAGGCGTCGCGTTTACCGACGCGCGCATTGCTGGCCCAGCTGAAGTTGCTACCGCGTATCATGGTTTGATAGGGCAGGGTCTGCCGCATAAATACAAAGGGTCCCAGAGCCAGCATCATTAGGCATATCCTCCTGTCGCGCTAAATTGTGCAAGGGCGTTATTGCGTTTGTCCTGCTCATGCTGTGCCAGTAGATCTTTAAACTGGCGCACGCCATCGCCGCCGGGCGACATATCTCCCTGCAAGGTGATGTTGTATTCGCTCTTACTTTGATCGACATAGGAACCCCCTGCCGCGGGGTGAGCCGCCTGATAGTTCTCTAAGCGGGGAGGTTGCACTATGCCAAACGCTGCACCGCCAGCAGTAGGTTGCGGCTGCTTATCGGGGCCGGCATCTGCTGATTGTTTGTTAATAACGCCCAGCTTATCCAGCAACCACGTCACTCCCTCAATCAGCAGTTTTAGCGGTTTGAAAGGCAACGTTAACGCTTCAACCAGCAATTGCCCGAATATCTTGCCGGCGTTACCGAACCTCTCCAGGGTTTGTTGGCTGGATTTTACTGGGGTGAGTAGATTGTTGAACCACCCTGCAATGTCACTGATGACTTTACCTATGCCGTCGAAAAGTGGCTGGAAAGGCGCAAACAACTCGGCAATAGGAGCAAACGCCGTTTTGATGCCTTCAATAACGCCGCCAAAGAAGGCGCTAATTGGCTCCCAGTACTTATAGATCAGCAGCGCAGCGGCGGCGACGCCGGCAATAATGGCGACAATCGGTAGCGTGAGTGAGCCAAGCACTGCCGCTATCCCGCCGCAAACGGTGGTAAAGACGCTGCCGAATGTGGTTGCGAGAGTGATAAGCGTGCTGATACCGGTGAATACCGGCGCGATAACGCCCGCCGCGGTGCCGACGGCACCCGCAATACCCACCACGACCGTGGCGATAAGCCCAAAACTCTGCACCAGTCCCTGGTTGTTTTGCACCCACTCTTGCAGCTTGCCAACATAGCGGGTCGCGGTCTGCACCAGCGAGCGCAGAGATGACTCCTGGGTACTGAAGATATCCACGCTCAACGACTGGTAAGCCGCCTGCAGCGCTTCGAGATCCGTGCCGAGGTTACCGACACTGTTCTGCATCGCCGCAGCGGGACCGGCAGCGCTATTCTGCAGTGCAGCGACCGCAGTTCCCGGGGTACTGACACTGTTTTGCAGGGTTGCAACGGCTGTTCCTGAACGGTTTTGCAGCGTAGCGACCGCGGTTCCGGAAGCTGAGGGGGTCTTCTGCACATCGGGCTCTGCGTTACCGGACGTTGCGGCAGGCGCAAGCGGGCTATTTTTCAGCGACGCCTCAAAGCCTGGCTGCATGATTTTTTTGCCCAGTTCAAAGCCGGTCGAGGCAATCGACATACCCCTCGCGCCAATGGCAGAGACCTTTTCGCCTGCGCCGAGAAGGCGCTGCTGTACGGCCTGGATTTTTGCCGCGCGCTGCTGGCGCTGCTCCTGCTTCTGCGCTTGTTCAAGCGCCTGCCGCTGGGCGCTCAACTGGGTGGAAGTCTCACCGATCCGGCTTTGCAGCTGTTGCTTCGCGGATGACGGTGAGGCCGTCGTAATACCGGCTGTTGCCAGCGACTGCTGCTTAGCCGCGATATTTTCACGTAAGGTATCGCGTCGTTGCATGAGCTCAAGTTTCTGATGGGCGGTAAATTCCAGCAGCCTGACTTGTCCGGGCGTCTCAACCACCTCCAGTAGCTTTCTCTGGCGCTGGCGCAAGGCTTCAATGCGTTTATCGACGGCGACGATGGTGTTCTGCGCGCGCGTGATCTCGTCGACCTGCGCAAGCTGGTTATATAAGCCGCGCAGATCTTTCTCCGTTGCTTTGACGTGGTCGGACAGAGAGAGGCTCTCTGTCTGCAACGATTTAAACGGGCGCGTCGCCTGATCAACAGCCGTGAGCAATTCCTCTAATTTTGCGCTGTTACTCATATCTGTTTCCGCTTCGCTGTAGCGCTTTTTCGCGCCAGGTGATGAGTTCTGTCAGGCTCAGGGGGTAAAGTTCTGACGGCGGCCAGTGAAAGATCACCGCAATATCCGCCATCAGATCGTCAACCGACAGAGTGGCCGGAAAAGTTACTGTGCCGAAGCCGGTGACAAAAAACCGACCACCTTGCCCGCCAGCGCAACCATATCGACCAGGTCGAGGGCACCCACTTCCTGCTCCGTCAGCGAGGGTGAAGTGATGCGCGGCAGCACTTTAATCAGCGCGTCGACATCGGCGTTCGCCACCGATGCCAGGCTCAACCCGCGCAGGGTACCGGCGTTGGGTTTCATCAGCGTCACGCTGTTAATTACCTGCTCGCCGCGCTTAACAGGCGTTTCCAGGGTAATCACGTTGTCAGTTTCGTTGCTCATGGCATCCTCACTCTCTTCTTCGCGGGAAAAGGTACCCGGCCAGCAGGCTGACCGGGCGGTTATTACAGGCCGATATTACGGCGGTGCTGCTCAAGGCGATCGACGCCGTTCACTCTCTCCACCATGTTGACGGTGTCTATTTCCACCAGCTCCTGGCCATCCATCGTCAGCTTGAAGTAGCTGCAGACCACGGAGATTTTGGACTCGGTATCTTCGCCCGGCTTGTTCTCACCGGTGTCGATCTCTTTCTGCCGGCCACGCATTACTACTTCAACGGCAACTGTCTCGCCGGTGTCATCGCGCTGGTAGGAGCCGGCAAAGCGAATCGGAACCGCATCGGCGGTGGTGGCACCATAGAGTTCCCAGATGGCGGCATCCGGGAAGCCGCCCAGCGACCACTCCATCGACAGGGCTTCGTCATCGAGCCCCATATCAATCGGTGCTACGCCGTTCATGCCTGCGCCACGGTAGTTCTCCAGCTTGCGGGTCAGCTTCGGCAGCGTGATCGATTTGGCGATCCCCTGATAGCTAAAGCCATTGAGGAACACGTTCATATATTTGAGTTTTCGCGGCATTGCCATCTATCTGTTCCTTACTTGCTGTTAACTGAGGAGACCAGGTTCGCCAGATACTTATCCGTGATGCGCTGGCGCAGGGTCAGGTTTTCCAGAGGCGGCACCGGCGTATAGTCGTAATCGATATAGAGCTTGCCCGCCTTTAGCGATGCCGCGTCATTCGCCTCTTCATCGAACCAGCAGGTGGCATCGATGATGTAGCCATTGCTTTTAAGTTCGCGGAATTTTGCGTTGATGCCGTCAATGATGTCGCGGATCAGCGATGCGGTGACCGGTTTGTCCACCGCCCACATATGCGCGTCAGCCATGGTGTCGGCAATCACCTGCGCGGTGCGGGTGTAGTTTTCAAACAGGAACAGCGGATCGTCGGAGCAGGTACGGTTGCCCCAGAAACGGAAGCCATCTTTGCGAATCAGCGTGGTAATGCCCGCTTCGTTTAGCAGATCGGCATCGGTGCCCGACTCCTGCAGATCCCAGAACACCGGGGTGCTGATGCCGGTAACGCCATTAACGCCAACATTAGAGAGGGTTTTATGCCAGCCTGCGGACTGGTCAATTGCCGCACGCAGACCCAGCGCGCGAGCCGTCGAGTAAGCGACAGAAGAGCTGTTGCTGGCGGTATCCCAGGCGAGGAAATCGGGCCAGATCACCATCAGTTCGCGCTGGCTGAAGTTCTCGCGGTACTTGATCGCTTCAGAAATGGTTTTACAGCCCCAGGCGCTGACATAACCAAAGGCGCGCAGCTTCTGGCAAATCGGTGCCAGCGCGGTAGCGACGTCGAGGCTATCAAGGCCGGGTACGCCAAGAATACGCGGTTTCACGCCGGTCACTGCTTCGGCGGTCAGCAGCGCTTTCAGGCCGGTATATTTTCCGTTTTCGTCGGTGGTGCCGATGATGTTAGAGAGGGTTTGCGCTTGCGCGTCCTCACCGCTGCCTTCGGCAACGCGAACAACAACGATCACCGGTTTTGCCTGGTCGGCAATTGCCTGCAGCGACGCCGCCAGCGTGCCTTGTTTGCCCGCTTTGGCAATTGCGCTCTGCACGTTGGTGATCAGAACCGGTTCATTGAGGGGGAACATCCCTGCGTCTGCATCGCTGGCGGTACAAACCATGCCGACAATGGCCGTTGAGACTGTGGAAATGACGCGCGTGCCATCGTTGATTTCGACGACCTGAACGCCATGATGATAATCACTCATCCGTTTAACTCCGTGGTGTTGGGGTGAGTGCTATTTTCGAGTGTGGCGTCGCGGCGCGCTATTTGTCCGGGTTGGCGAGCGGCTGATACAACAGCGGGGATTAAAAAAAACGGGCCGTAGCCCGTCATCTTTTATTGCGGCTGTTCAGGCCAGGCGATATCGGGCGCAGTACCCGTATCGACCTTTTGCAGCGCCTGGATGTAGCGCATCCAGGTGATAAGCTGCGTTTTATCATCGTCGCTGATGATGCCGAGCTGCAGTTCGGTCTGCCACAGGCTGATGCTGTTTTTCGCACGATTGAGCAGACGGGCTTTGGTTTGCTCTGCCTGCGCGATTTGCGCCGCCTGCTGTGCGGCCTCATCCGTTACCCAGGCGCTGCCGTTCCATAGGTCATAAGGTGTGGCGGGGGCGAGCGGGGTGACATCATCCGGGTAATCGCCCAGCTGCGTCAGCGTTCTCTTCACACCGGTGGCTTTCTCATACACGTCACTGCCGCGATGGTCGGCGGCGTACTCCCAGCCATCCAGCGCTGCGTTGCGGCGCACCGCAAACCCCGGTTTCCCGACCAACGGTTTATCAAGCGTGGAGTTCGCCGGAATACCGACGCCGACGGCAAGATACTCGACGCTGCTGCCGAGGCACTCGCGGCTCAACGCGTCAAAGTTATAGACGGTGGCAGTACCCGCCTGGCTGGCTAAGTGATTTTCGTCAAAAATAGCGGTTGTCATTATGCGGCTCTCACAATGAAGTTAAAGGCAAGGTTGCGTGGACGGGTGCTTCCATAGCCTTCGGCAAACCCGCCGGCATTCATGTCGGCGGCTGCCTGCGGTGTGACCAAAAAGGCATTCATCACGTTCGGATAATCGCTTTTCATCACAGGATCTAACCCGAAGTCACTCCTGGCAGTGGCTACGTTGTCATTGGCATGGATCGGGCTTGCCAGGTTTACCGAGCTAAGCGAGGGATCGTTGATATGGATGGTTCCTTTCTGCCAGCTTAGTAACGCACGGGCAGGATCTGCTCCGCGCCCAGCATCCCAGCCGCGAATAAACTCCCCACGCAGATCCGGCAGCAAGCCGGCCGGATACGCTGCCGCCAGACGCGGATATTTTGTCTTGTCGAACGTGGCGCCATTACAGAGGAACCAGCCAGAGGGCGCGGCTGCCAGCGGCCAGGCAACCGGCGCGCCTACCGGCAGAATGTAGGCATCACTTGCCACGACATCACGCACATATTTGGTATTGGCAATCTGCTGACCGTAGTTACCGATTGGCGCATCCGGAACCGTCGGGATGCCGGTAAAAACCGGGCTGGCGAGCGGCGCATATTGCGGGTGCGGATTAGCGGCTTTGAGGTGGTTACTCAGCAGCTCATCAGCATACTGGCGGGTGGCCAGCACCACCGACGGGTCGATTTTCAGGCTCACCGCCGAGGTTGAGGAGACCACCAGCGCCATACGAATGGTCTGCGTGCGTCCGCTACCCTCCTGCAGTTGCGGTTTATACGTTTCCGGGCAGTTCGCCACCGCGATCAGCACGCCAGCATTGTCATAGAGACCAATTTCACGGATCCAGAAGCCGCCTTCGTTCTCCGGAATAACCTGTTCGGCGATAATCAGGTTCGCGTCGCCAGGGTCGACAAAGAGCATATTGAGTGGCGCAATACGTTTCTGGTTAACCAGCTCTGTTTGTGCGGGATCGGGGGTGGGCAGGGTACCGTTACCGTCGCCGGTGGCCATATGGGTCAGTTTCAGCTGCGTGCCGAGCGCGGTGGCATTCGCAAGCTTCGCGGCCCCCTCGTGGGTCAAAATGGCAAAATATTTCATAGTCAGGCCTTCACTCTCTGTTAGCGATTGAGTAAACGCTATTGTCGCGGGCAGTTTGGGGAAGGGGCTATCGAATGCGGTTGGCTGCCAGGCGGAACAACTTCCCCAGCCTGATGGCGGTTTCGCCTTATCAGGCATTGGCGAAGTGTAGGCCGGGTAAACGTAGTGCCACCCGGCAAAACGGGCCGCAGCCCGTCATCTTTTATTGCGGCTGTTCAGGCCAGGCGATATCGGGCGCAGTACCCGTATCGACCTTTTGCAGCGCCTGGATGTAGCGCATCCAGGTGATAAGCTGCGTTTTATCATCGTCGCTGATGATGCCGAGCTGCAGTTCGGTCTGCCACAGGCTGATGCTGTTTTTCGCACGATTGAGCAGACGGGCTTTGGTTTGCTCTGCCTGCGCGATTTGCGCCGCCTGCTGTGCGGCGTCGTCCGTTACCCAGGCGCTGCCGTTCCATAGGTCATAAGGTGTGGCGGGGGCCAGCGGGGTGACATCATCCGGGTAATCGCCCAGCTGCGTCAGCGTTCTCTTCACACCGGTGGCTTTCTCATACACGTCGCTGCCGCGATGGTCGGCGGCGTACTCCCAGCCATCCAGCGCTGCGTTGCGGCGCACCGCAAACCCCGGTTTCCCGACCAACGGTTTATCAAGCGTGGAGTTCGCCGGAATACCGACGCCGACGGCAAGATACTCGACGCTGCTGCCGAGGCACTCGCGGCTCAACGCGTCAAAGTTATAGACGGTGGCAGTACCCGCCTGGCTGGCTAAGTGATTTTCGTCAAAAATAGCGGTTGTCATTATGCGGCTCTCACAATGAAGTTAAAGGCAAGGTTGCGTGGACGGGTACTGCCATAGCCTCCGGCATACCCGTTGGCATCTATGTCGATGGCTGCCTGCGGTGTGGCGAAAAAGGCATTCATCACGTTCGGATAATCGCTTTTCATCACAGGATCTAACCCGAAGTCACTCCTGGCAGTGGCTATGTTGTCATTGGCATGAATCGGGCTTGCTATGCCTACCGAAGTGATTGAAGGGTCGTTGAGGTTTATGGTTCCTTTCTGCCAGCTTAGTAACGCACGGGCAGGATCTGCTCCGCGCCCAGCATCCCAGCCGCGAATAAACTCGCCGCGCAGGTCTGGCACTAAACCGGCCGGATACGCTGCCGCCAGGCGCGGATACTTTGCTTTGTCGAACGTGGCGCCATTACAGAGGAACCAGCCAGAGGGCGCGGCTGCCAGCGGCCAGGCAACCGGCGCGCCTACCGGCAGAATGTAGGCATCACTTGCCACGACATCACGCACATATTTGGTATTGGCAATCTGCTGACTGTAATTACCTACCAGCGCGTCCGGAACCGTCGGGATGCCGGTAAAAACCGGGCTGGCGAGCGGCGCATATTGCGGGTGCGGATTGGCGGCCTTGAGGTGGTTATCCAGTAGATCATCAGCATACTGGCGGGTGGCCAGCACCACCGACGGGTCGATTTTCAGCGTCACCGCTGCCGTTGAGGAGACGACTACCACCATACGGATGGTCTGCGTGCGTCCGCTACCCTCCTGCAGTTGCGGTTTGTAGGTCTCCGGGCAGTTCGCCACCGCAATCAGCACGCCAGCATCGTCATAGAGACCAATTTCACGGATCCAGAAGCCGCCTTCGGTTTCCGGGATCACCTGCTCGGCAATAATCTGGCTGCCATTTTTCGGATCAATCGAGAGCCGGTTTAGCGGCGCGATACGCTTCTGGTTAATTAGTTTGGTCTGCGCCGGATCGGGTGTAGGCAGCTGGCCATTGGCATCGCCGACGGCCAGCTGCGTCAGGTTAATTTGCGTGCCCAGCGCGGCAGCATTCGCAAGCTTTGCCGCCCCCAGGTTAGTCAAAATAGCGAAATACTTTGCGGTCATGCATACGCTCTCAGATTGTTTGTTGAGAAGTGAACGATGGCGATATTTTCCGTTCAGCCGCAGGCAAACTCCATTGAGGGGCGTTGGGTGCGAACTCACACAACAGGGCAGATAAAAAAAACGGGCCGTAGCCCGAAGGGAGGATTAAACCGTGATGGTGAGGCTATCAATCAGGTGGATCGCCGATGCTGCATAACTTTCGCCGCCGACAACAATCTCTTCCGGCGTGTAGGGGTAAACGGTGAGCTCTTCGCCGAGGTAGCAGGCCGCGCCGACGTAGCACTCGCCCTGGCTACTGAGGCTGATATTCAGTTCCGTCAAATGGCGACTTGCCGGTTTGGCATCGTTAATCAGCCGCTCCAGCTCCTGGTACGTCTCCTCGGTAATGCCATTTTCCTGAACGCCGATCACCAGCCGAAAGGTGCCAGGCTCGCCGTTGTCCTGCCACCACTCGCGCAGCTCAATCAGGAAGCCAAGCGGCTCCACCACGCGGTGAATGGCGCTGCGTGTTCCTTTATGTTGATGGACGAAAAAGGAGGCGGCGATCACCTTCCGTTTGGTCGCTTCCGGCCAGTTAAAATCCCAGCGGTCAACGGAGAGTGCCCACGCAAGGTAAGGCAGTAGCTCGGCCGGGCAGGTTAGCGGGTCCCAAAGCGTGCGCAGCGGCACCGGTACGCGTGAAATCTGCGCCGCCGCGTGTGCTGTCGCCACCTCGAGAACCGATGAGCCAACAGGCAACAGACGGTCGTCACTCATCGGTACCTCCGGTGGTGATTTTCCACGCCGTACACCAGGAAGCCTGGCTCTGATCGAGCACGATATCTTTCTGCGGTGCGTTCAACACCACCCGCTGTACGCCCTCGACGTGAAGCGCGGCGTAGATGGCCGACAAGCGGATATCGCGTCCCAGTCGGCGCTGGGCGGTGATGTAGGCTTTCAGCTTCTGCTCAGCCGCCTGGCGTATCGGCTCCGATTCAGGCCCGGGGTAGAGAAAAAGCGTGGCATCAATCTGGTAGGGCACAATCTTCGCGCTCTGTACCGTCACGCGATCGCCGACCGGACGCACATCCTCTGCGTTAAGCGCCTTATCGATAATCGCCAGCAGTTCAGAACTCGCGGTGCCGTCGCCTTCGCGGGAGAGCACTGAGATGGTGACGCAGGCAGGCGACGGGCTGACGGCGGAGATATCCGCCACGCGACCATCGGCGCTGCGGCCATGATACTCATAGGCGCCCACCGGGCCGGCAACGCTTAGCCCCTCAAAAGCCTGCTGCGCGCGCAGGCGTAAATCGGTGTCGGACTCCATCACCGCAGGCGTCGGTGGGAAGGTGCTCTCATTGGCGGGGGCGATCACCAGCCGCGCAGTGTTGCTGTTCGCCGCGACAGCATCGAGATCGCCGCCTGAGGCATACGCCAGCATCACCGCGCGGGCCGCTTCGTTGACGCGCTGGCGCCAGACCACTTCGCGGTAAGCATTCTCTTCGAGAAACTTGGTCAGCGGCTCGGACTCCAGCGCCAGCGTGCGGGTAACCGCCTCCTGCTGGTCGGCGGGAAAGAGTGAAACAAGGGTCGTTTTGCGCTCATCCAGAATGCGCTCATAATCCAGCGCCTCGACGACAGCGGGCGCGGGAAGTTGGCTCAGATCGATAATCGGCATGGTATCAACTCACAGGAAGGGTTAAAGAGAGGGACTCGCCGGTGGTGGCAAGCTGGCCGGTCAGATTGACCACCATCTTGCCGTCGAACTGGCGTTCGGCCGTCACCGCACTAAGGGTGATGCGCGGCTCCCATTTCAGCAGCGCCATATAGCAAGCCACCTGAATTTGCAGCGCCAGTGCCGGGGTTTGCGGCTGATCGAGCATCTCGAACAACAATGAACCGTAATCGCGGCGCATTACGCGCGAGCCTACCGGTGTGCGCAGAATATCGCTGATGCTCTGACGGATATGGTCGACGTCGGTCAGGCTGCGCCCGGTGGTGCGATCGAGGCCGAAATAACGTGCTGTCATAAAGGTGCTCCTGTGGTGCCGCCGCTGTCGCCGGGGTGTTTGTGGCTATGCAGCACTTTGCCGTTCGAGGTGAGTGAACCGCCGCTGTGCGTCACATTGCCGCTCATCGTGCCGCCTTTTTGCACCTCCAGTGTGGCGGTGATCAGCTTATTGGTGCAGACCACTTCCGGCGTATCAAGGATGATGCGCGTCGACGCTTTCACCAGCACTTGCGGTACGCTGGCGGTAATCGACTGGGACGCTGTAATATCGGCGGTTTTAATACCGCTCACCGTCAGGGCGCTGCTCTGCGGTTCATATTCAAACACCGCGCCATCGGGAAACATGACGTGCCAGGCGTCCGCCGAGGCGGAGGGGGCCGGATGATCGTTGGCATAAATCCCCGGCATAACGAAAGCGGTCTCCAGCTCGCCGCCGACCGCAAGCAGTAACACCTGCTCATCGACGGAGGGCGCCCACCAGCTGCGCGAACGCCCGGCGCGGTGGGTTAACCACTGCAACCAGTCGGTCACGATACCGCCGGTCTGTACCCGGCAGCGGCCTGCTTTGAGGTCGACCTCAACGATAATTCCGGTGCGGATCATATTGCGAAGCTGGCGAGCCAGCTCGTGAAGCGAAAGTTGTCTATTCATAAGCGAAATGGTGCTATGCGTCCCCGGTTTTGAAAATTGAACAAGGCTGTCCGGCTTTTGGCACAACGCAGCCCGTGGCGTATGGCGCAGGCGATCACGCCTGCCAGCGGCTCACCAGCTCGCCGTTGATATAGAGCTCTTTCGGGCGGGTGACGAAGGCCGGCGGCAGCGGCTCCGGCAGCGTTTCGGCAATCAGCGCGCCGTTGACCTCTTTCACTTGGGTGCGCTCGGTCAGTTGCAGCACCATCGTCACATCCTGCGTGCCGTCGTCATTGGCCAGCAACGTCCAGCTAAAGCCGCCTTTCTGCCCCGCTTCAACGGAGAGAATGTCGGGCTGGTTATCGCGCAGCCACGCCATCACCGGCACAAACAGTGTGTCGATATCACTGCGAAAACCGGTAATAGCCACATTGAGACTGAACTGTTTTTCAAACGACAGGGAGCTGGCGAGCGTGGCGATATTGCTGCCTTTATCGACCCACAGACGCAGCATCGAGGGGGTATCGTGCAGCGCCGGAACGGCGTTAATCAGGGCGCTGCGCAGAGAGTTGGGTTTTAGCATTGATCTCATCCTGGCAATGTTTAAGCGTTTCGATTTGCAGCGCGCACTGCACCAGCGCACGCTCAAGCTGGCGGATATCGGCGCTCAAGTCGCCGTTAGTTTGCGGCGCGCTTGCCGGCATCGGACAGAGGCTGACCTGCGGGCAGCTGTTGTAAACAATGAGCGGCGGAGGGGCAGGCGGGGCGCTGGTGCACCCGGCGCACAGCATCAGGTAACTCAGTGCGGTACCAGTGGCGAAAGGCCTCATTCTCATTTAATAACCTCGTAATCGCGTTTTCTCGCTGCAGTGCCTTCGCGCTGGCGGCATCGAGCCGCTGGCGCAACGTAACCTGCGCCTGCTGGTTCTTTGCCGCCAGTTCGGCAGTGGCGTTGAGGGTGCTTTTAAGGCGCGTAAGGGTGGCACTTTGCTCGCGCGTCAGCTGCTGCGCGTTGGCCAAAGAGGCGCGTAGGGCGTAATTTTGCTCAACGAGCCAAAGCCCACTTAGCGCCGTCAGCAGCAGCGCCGCCAGGCGGGCGTTCATTGCACCCCCTGCAGGCACCATGTGCGCTCGCGCTGGCGGCGGTTTTCCAGGCCGCGGTTGCGTACCCCATCGACATAGACCCAGCGCGGCAGCTGATCGCAGGCCTGTTTCCACGCCTTCTGGCGCAGGTACCAGGCAAGCGTTGAGGCGCATGCCGCGCCGCTGCCGACGTTAAAGGTGAAACTGACCATTGCGTCATAAACCGGTTGCGGCATCTCTACCGGTATGCATTGCGCCAGGCGGCGTTCAACGTGTAATACATCGGCAACCAGATTGGCAGCAGCCTCCTTTTCGCTGATATCGCGCGTAGGAACCACCTTCGCCGTGTGGCCAATACCCGAAGTCCAGACGCCTGCGCTGCACTGATAGGGGCGCAGGCGGCAGCCTTCGAGATCGGTAATCAGCGCTAATCCCGCCTGCGAGGTGTGTAGTAGATGAAAATCGGGTAGCAGGAGCGCCAGCGCCAGCACCGCCGCTGCGCTACAGCGTTTAACGGGGAAGCCCATTGACCACCTCCTGGCTCACTGCGCAGGATTTGAGGAACAGATAGCTTTTACGGCGGTAATACCAGTTCACGCCGACTGTCATGACGACGCCGAATGAGCCGAAGTAAGCGGCAAAATCTTGCGGCGTCACGGCGCCAAAAAAGGTCAGGGCGACGCTAATCCAGTAGGCCAGCGACGAGCTGATTCTCTCGATACTTACGCCCATAGATTCACCGTCTCTTGCATAGACTGGGCCGCAATATCTGGCAGATTAATGGCGGTACCATGCGGGAGAACTATGCCCCGTTCGGCAAGGCCGGGATTGGCGCCCAGCACGCTTTCGACAACGCCTGCTGTTCGCCCGTAGTAGCGCAGACAGACCAGATCGAGGGTGTCGCCTTGTTGAGTTATCACATTCATCGTTTTGCGTCTCTTACCGTCCGGAAACTTTTCCATGGTTAAGTTTCCGCAACGGAGAGGAGAAGCGCTATGCATTGACGCTGGCGCGTGGTTGGCACAACAAGGGAGAAGAAAAAGCGGCGCACCGGGCGAGGGAAACGCTAGCCGGTGCGTAAGAGTACGGTTAAGAGAGTAGCCAGGATCGGGTTCAACGGGCTATTCGGCTTTGTAATAAATATCCTCATCATCGGGAGTAGTGTTCTCGCTCTCCGCCAGATCCGCGATCAGGCTTAAGGCCAGCTTCAGGTCGGAAGGCTTGCAGTTGGCGATAAGCGACACCTCGGCAATGAATTGCACGCATGCCCATTTGTGCTGAGTCTGATTTAGTCGTTCAAAGACCATGAATTCCTCTCATGAATTCTCTTACTGTATGTTTATACAGTATCATAGGCTGGATATTTATGGGAAGCGAAGATTATTTTGTCTTATCACTATGTTGCTGATAAAAAAACAGTATTGTGAAGTGACAAATATTCTGACCATCTATCACTTGCCAAAAAGTCATTATTCTTAATGATGTTGAGAGCGCTTTTCGAGCGCATATTTCGTTCACAGAGGATATCTTCCCGCAACCAGCGGGTGAGTTGCCGGCGCTGGTCATTTGTTAACGGTTTAGCCGGCTCGAAGGGCGTACAGTTATTGACAGAACTCCAAGCGGCCGCAGTCGCGCCCTGAAAAACCGCCACCGCGCGCTTCGGCACGATGGTCCATTTTTTCAGGCGAGTTAGTACCGGCGAGCCGTTGCCGATCGTCGTGTCATACACACCGCGAATACGAACCGTCGGTTCGCCGTACTGGTTACATCTCTCCTCTGTTTCATACAGCGTGCGAACCTGCAAATCGTCCCGACGCACAAACGGGCCGCCCTGGGCGTTGACGTAGCCGGCCCAGTCGCCGTTATCAGCGGCATCATGCACGTCGGCAAACTCGACGCTCAGCCCTTTAGCCGTGGCGCTGTCGGCCATTTTGCGTAATTCGCGGTAAACAGTGACCGGTGCGCCGCCGACAAACTGAAACTGGCGGATATGCCAGCGCGCCGCCCAGGCGGAGACCGCGCAGGCGCTCTCTTTCAGCGGCGCGTCCGTCTCGTGGTCGGTTTCATTCTCCAGCGCGTAACCGTCAATATTCTTGGCGATATACTTTGCCACATACCCCGTTGCGCTCCCCTTTTGCGCATCGATCGCTTCGGCATGAAAGCGGGCTTTCCGCGCCTTGTCGCTGCGTAGCTCCTCGCTATCTTGCTGGTGGGCAAAATCGCGCAGGATCTCGCTTACCTTCTCTCTCTCCTGCGGCTGCATAAAAAGCAGCAAGTGCCAGTGCGGGGTGCCATCATGATGCGGCTCCGCAACGCGAATACCAAAAATGCGCAGGCCGTCACGGTGCAGCCTCGCGCGAATGCGCGCCCACAGGCGGGTGAAGTAACCCTGGGTTTGCGCCGGGCTGGCGCCGTTCCATTTCAGGTTGCGATGCCCGGTGTGGGATGTGGCGTGAAAGGCGGCAGGCGCAGTAAGGGTGTAAAACTCGCCGACGTAACCGAGGGAGCGACAGATAGTTTCGAAACCGCGAATGCGCGTCATCAGCTCGCAGCGGCGGATCGCCGGGTTGGCTATCGACCCGTCATGCTTACCAATCAGGCTGATGCGGTTTCCCTCTTCATCTTCCAGCTCCATGCTTTTCAGAAACGCCCGTTGGCGGCGCTTCTGTTCGCGCCAGGTGGTAATGCAATCCCGGCTGGCGTAGGGCTGTGTTTTGCGGCTCACCAGCCCCAGCGCGATGTGCAGATGCTCGCGCCACTGGGCGGCGGCCCGGCGAAGATGGCCACGCCACCACTGCTCGCTGAAGAGGCGGATCACCGCCGGGGCGAGATCCTCCGCGCAGACGCGGCGTTGCGTGACGCGCTGCCAGTGCGGCGGGGTAACATTAAACTGCAGGGCGATAAGCGCAGCGTGGTGATACCAGCGGTGCAGGGTTTTCAGCTCGGTCTGCTCATCGACATCAAGATCTGCCAGCTCGCCACGGATAAAGTGGGCGATATCTTCCGCCAACTGGTCGACGCTGGCCCGGTTACAGTCCGCTAACTGGTTGTAGCGGTTAACCAGATCGACCAGCCGGCCAGCCAGCGCCTGCTGGAAAGCCGTGTCGAAATGGCCGTGAAAGAGCGCCTTTGAGACGCGTGATTGTAAATAATCGATCTGGTAGCGGGCATTCACCGCCTTTAGCCGCGGCAGGGTTTGCCTGGCGAAATGCAGCAGAAAGGCGTGCGCACGTGCAGAACCATGCGCCTTTTCCAGCGCCTGCTCTGTGCGGCTGATGGAGAGACGCACGCAGGCAGGCTGCAGCGCCAGCGCACGACGCGCCTGCAGCACCGCCGCAATGTGCTGATTGCGGCGGTGCTGTTCGGCGTGGGTCAAATAGGGGCTGGCGACAGCGCTGCGTGGCGCGTTCCAGGGGTAAGCCAGGCTGACAGCCACTTATCCTCTCCTGAAGTGCTTATCTTTCAGTTCAGCGATCTGCTGGCAGCTGACGCAGCAGGTAACTCCTGGCAGTGCCATGCGACGTGCCTCGGGGATTGGCATGTCGCAGTATTCGCAGGTTAAGCGCGAGGGGAGCAGTAAGCGGCGGCGGGCGTGCAGAATATGCCGCTCGCGCTCCTCCATTTCGCGTTGTTGAACGCCATCCATTTCATCGGCCATCAGTGCAGCTCCAGCGACTGGTTATCGATATGGGTCGCTTCCTGACGCAGCAGCTCGGCGGCGGCGCTCCAGTCGAGGCGCTGGGAGGCAATAAAGCTCGCCAGCGTATCAAGGCGGGCAGAAACGACACCGGCGCAGCGCAGGCGTTCGTTATTGCGGGCTTCAGCCAGCAGCAGCGTGATTTCATCGCCGCTGCGGGCGAGGGGGTGAAGTGCGGTCTTTCTCATAGTAACTCTCCTGAATTTGGGCAAAGGGAGGCCCGACGGGTTGACGTCTCGGTGTTGAAATTAGGGGCTAAAGCGGCATAGTTAGCCGTTTCGGAAACAGGCTGACAACGACGCGAAAGTGGTTCATGGCAGCAACCAGCGCGCGCTTCTCCTCGAGGGTAAGCTGATGCGGGTCAAGTGTCTGGCGGGCCCTGGGGACGCGGGCGAGAAAGAAGAGCGCCGCCAGCGCCCGGGCGTTCGCTTCATACTGCTCGTCGCGTCTGTCGCGCAGATCGTCGATAAAGCGCGCTACCTCGCTCCAGCTGTCGCCCCAGTGGCGACCGCGAAGTTCGCTGATGTGGTTTAACCCGGTAAGCCGCTGGCCGGCACTCAGCGGTGTACTGGCGGTAGGGGAGGTGATCGCCATAGTTCCTCCTGCGTGACTGTAAACTCGCAAATGCAAACTAACTGAATGAGGCGGCGGAGTGCCGAACGATGTCGTTGCAGCCGATAGCCTGCTGCATTAACTTATCGCGCCACGCTTTGACATTAATCAGCATACAGCTGCGTTTACCGGCGTCGGTATGCTCGCGGGTCGGGGCGTTAAGCCGCAAGCCCTCATCGAGCCGCTGCCACACCAGATATTCGCTGATACCAAGCATTACGGCAAAATCCTGCATCGTCATTGCATCGGCCATCGCCGGGCGGATCAGGGTTTGCAGCGCCGGTAGCAGGGCAGGGATTAGCTTATCCCTCTGCCCATGCGAAAAGGTGCTGAATTGCATTTGAGAGCCGGATAACGGATGCGACGGCATTGATTTTGCATCTGACATATCGCATTATCTCCTGTTGTTTGAAATGTAGTGCAACGCTGTGCATTTTGGTCGATGAACAGCAATATAGATCGCAAATGCGATTGTGTAAATCACTTTTTCGATGTTGGTATCCATGAGTGAAAACAAGATGAGTGTTCAGGATGTGGTGGAGCGCATTGCAGCCTCCTACTCCGTATCCAGTCAGAAAGCGCTTGCCGAGGCGCTTGATGTGCCGGCGAACAATATCAGCAGCTGGATCCAGCGGGAAAGCGTGCCCTATAAAGCGGTGGTCAAATGCGCGCTCGATACCGGCGCGGATCTGCACTGGCTGGTAAACGGTGAGTTTGCAAATGCGAAGCTGGTCGAGAAGCCACAGGTAAAAGGTAAGGCGCTGTATGAGGAGATCCTCTCGGCGGGTGGACGCCCGGTGCTGCGGCGTATCCTTGACGCCTACGGCTTCCAGATGCAAAAGGAGCTGGGCGATTTGCTCGACATCTCTTCAGGCACCATCAGCACCTGGGTGCGCCGCGACTTCTTCCCTGGTGATGTGGTGGTCACCTGTGCGCTGGATACCGGTGTCTCCCTGAAGTGGCTGGCAACCGGGCAGGGTGAGATGTACCCGGCACCGGCTGCTTCGCAGAACGATGGTGTCATTACCCTTCCGAAATTCCGCCATGAGTCTGGCGAGCTGAAAGAGGCGGGCGTCTGGATATTAGATCCTTCGCTGGCACCGGCTGCTACCGATAGTCTGCGCTTTATCGACGGATTACATGCCGGCTGGCTGGTGGATACCGCCGCGCAGAAGGTTGGCAACGGGCGCTGGGTGATTGGCATTGATGACGCACTCGATGTCTTTGATGTCGTGCGCTTGCCCGGCGGTAAAGTGCGCCTGAGCAATAATGCGGTCGATTTTGAGTGCGGTGTAGCGGAGATCGCGCCGTACGGCGTGGTGCTCTTCACGCTGGAAAAGCATGTGTAA